TTAGCTGCATAGACATTCTCATAAACTTTATTAATATCGTAGTTTTGTACTAATCCAATAAACTCTTCATTAGTTATACCAAAATCTTCTTCCATTTGGTACATCATATCTTCTATTTGTTTTGCATTAGCCTCGCCAGCAGCATATTTAGGTGCTGTACGTTTTGCACTATCAATAGCTAAATCGACGTATTTACTACGTTCTTCTTCACGTTTTTCCATACGACCAAGGAATGTTTCAGTAAAACCCTTAGCACGACCTGCTTTATATGCGCCTGTTAACATAGTGTTTACTCCTTAGCCATTAAGCCCTTAGGCTCTTCTTGTTCTTGTGGCGCTTCCATGATCTCATCTGCTACAACCTCTTGAAGCATATCACCTTCATCTTTATTACGCTGAGATTTTCTAATGGAAAGTTTAGCTGCTAACTTCATTCTATTCTTACGTTCTTTAGCAGGTTTTTCATCAATATAATCATTCATGGTTTCTTTATATGAGATGCCTGCCTCTTCAGCCATGTTCTTAAGCAATACACCAATCTGAGGCTGTAGGATAAGTTTAACATCTACGGTGTGGATACCATCCATAATACCTTTACTTAGCATTGAGCCAGAAATAACATTAATAGGAATGCCTAAATCCATCATATCCAAAAGGTTATCAGTAACTTCTTCGTCAGCAATCTTTTTAGTATAATAATTTCGCACGTCATCTACTTCACTGTACATGGGCGGCTGTTCCCAAGGGAACGCACCTGGTTCATCTGTAAGAGATTGACCGGGAACAGGGCCAGAAAAAGCCTGTGCTTGAATGTCTTTAGAGTCCATAATATAACCTACTTAGTAAATCCTGCGCCGAAGTATAATCCCACAATAGCAGAAACAATGTGTGTATCTAGTGGGGTAATAACAAAGCCTCGTGCCATTTTCCATTGCACAGCTTCCTCTGGTCCAAATAACCAGTTCATAAAGCCACCTTGAACCTCTGTGTATCCTACGTAAACGCTAACATCAGGATACCATACAGCGACTAGCTTTGGCAATACGATAATTGAGAACACAGCAGATAGAGCTATTAGTCTACGTGTCCATGCAAAGTGTTTGTCTGTCTTACCTGCATCACGTGCATCAGCTACAGCTTCTCTTTGAAAATTAGCACGTTGCATAAGCATTTCGTTTTGTGCTTGTTTGGCTTTAATTGATTGCCCCCAAATAGACATAATCCCACCTAAGACGGTGGAGAACAACATTGTGATTAGTTCTAGGGGTAAACCAAACATTATAAACCAGCCCCACCTTGTGCTATATCTTTAGTTAGTGCTGCAATAATTGATGGGTCTGTTTTTTCTAAGCTGTCATTTGTAATGCGCCGTACAGTAAAACCACCCTTGTAGTTCTCTTTTATAACATCAGGAGAATACCTTGATGTAATTATAGCACCACCACCACGAGCATCACCGCCTTGATTTCCACCTACTGCAATGATAGAACCATCCTCTTCAGTACCTACCACAAAAGCAACATGCCCAAATGCCCAATTAAAATTACCGTTGCGCTTTCTGTTTGCTTTATTAAAGACAATTAGATCACCGGGTTTTACAGCGTCAATACTACCTGCATATGTTTTATTTGTTGTCGGGTTATGGTTATAAACCTCCTCACCTAAACTTGAATAGTTGAATGCTAGGTCAGGGTTTTTCTGTGCATCAGAAGGTAAATCAACACCTACATTTCTAAGAACATGTCCCGCAAATGCTCCACACCAAGGCGTCTTTTGTGGGTCTATTTTTGTAAGAGCTTTGAATGCTTTTTTGAAAGCGGGATCATCCTCTTGTAGGCCATACGTATTTTGAGCTATCCAAGTTAAGATATCATCACCTTCAGAGGGTGTTGCTATTTCTCCTGAGAAGTTTGTTGCATCAAATATAGCAGCGTTAACTTCTTTATCTGATTTTGGTGCAGCCTCTTCTACCGATTCTTTTATAGCAGGTGGTAGTTGTTCAACTGCGTCCTGCGTTTCTACTTTTTTGGCTGGGGGTTCCATGAGGCTAGGGGTATCAGAGCTAGTACTGCTGTCAGTAGTAGTAATCGTTTCTTCATTAACTGTGTCCTGACCCATTAAGCCCATACGCTCTTCAGTACGGGCGTTACTTATCTTTTCATTTGGCTGATATTCAGGCTTAGGCGCTTCCTGTTTTTCAACAGCCGCATCACTAAAATCTAGAGGCTTATTAGGTGCCTTGTCTACCATATCTGGATAACGTAGCTTTGTCTCATTCATAAATGCATCAACAAGCTCTTGTGAAATAGTAGGTTTAGATTTTGTTTGAGGAACAACTGGTTCTTCAGCAGCCTCTTGTCTACGCTTTTCACGAGATGCTCTGATATCGTTAACAAATGATTTAAGAGAGCCAAGTACACCTTGATCCTCTTCTTCTGCAGCATTAGCCATAATACCATCTGCAGCCGCCTCTTGAGAGTTAGCTAAAGATTCAATAGCCTGTGTCTGCATTTTATAAACATCTTGTGCAGATTCAAAAAATCCTGCCATTTATCTTTTCCTTAATTAAAATGGAAGCCAATCCAAAACCTTTTCTAGTACAATGGCTTCCATTGCACCACGTGATTCTCCTCTTGCAGAATCAATATTTGCCTGCGCTTTAGCTAAATCAACATCTCTACGCATCTCTTCAATAAGAAGCTGCAACTCACGCTGCTTCTCATTCTGAAAAGCTTTAAATACGTAGCTAATAGAATCACGCTCATACTGTAGAATGTTATTATAGCCTGCCATAGTTAGTTCATTTGTGAACATAGCGGCATCACGGTTTGCTGCATTAATAGCTGCATTATCTGCTAGCGTATATGATTGCGCCCAATTAGCGTTTGCTTGTGCAATGACAAGAGCGTTAGATGCATTAAACTGTTCACGAGCAGCTTCAAGGTTAGCATTAAATTGGGACATAGCATTACTTTGACCCGCGTTAAACTGCTCCATTAAATTGAACTGTTCTGAATTAAACATACTAATCTGTGATGTCAGGTTAGCCATAAATTGATTTGTCTGATTTTCACTAGCTGCATTAAATTGGTTAGCAGCATTGGTAGCAGCCTGATCAGACAACATAGCTTTTACCATAGATTGGGCTTTAAATAACTTATCCTGCTGTTGGTAACTAAGATTAGTTAAATCCATCTGTAGGAATGCTTTAGCGTTTTGAACTTCTGCCTGCTGCAGATTAGTTAGGTTAGTTAGGTCTAGCTGAGTCATAGCTGCAGCATCTGCTAGAACTTTAGCATTAGCAGCCTGTAGATTAGCTAGGTCAACAGACTGTGCCATACGAGCATTTTCTAGTGCTACCTGCTGTTCAGCAGTAAAGTTCATGTTAGCAATGTCACTGATCTTAGCGGCGTTAGCAACCTTAGTTTGGAACTCTTGTGTAAACTCTAGGCCAAGGAACTTAGCACGTTGTTCTGCTGCAAACATAGCAGCCTGCTGACGGTTGCTTAGGTTTTGTGATTCAAATCTAGCAAAAGTTTGTGCATCAGCATTAGCGATAGGTAGGGCAGCTTCCATAGCAGCCTGTACTGCAGCCTGTCCTGCCATAGAGGAGGCGCTAAGACCACGTGAAGCCATCATAGCTGCCGCAGCACGTAAGGCACCTGCAGCCCAAGGTGGAGGGTTAGTACCCTCAAAATCTGCCATTAGCTGACCAAGCTGGCCTTGTACTGTGGCGTTCTCAGAGGGTTGTCCAGTAGCCGCCTCAAAGTTTGTCTCTTTCTTGACACGATCCATATCGACAGTAGAACCATCAATAAGCTCACCTTCCTCTACTACACGAGTAGGCGCACCCTGTACTGTCTGCGCTTTCTCAATCTGAGCAGCAGTTAGACCAAGCTGAGCTAACTCGTCTGGCGACATAGTTTGAGCTTTTACTAGAGCGTTTTGACCTACTTCACCTGTAACCTCTTCAAGGCGTTCCATAATGTCATTAACATCAGCAGTAACCTCTAAAGGCTGATATGTCTCTGTTGTTATTTGATCAGGATCATCTACTGTTTTAGTAGTATCAACTGTTGTAACATCTGCTTCTGTTTTTGTGTCTACCTGACCAGTACCCTCTTCAATGGTACCTGCTTCTTTTTGTTCGTCAGTAGTAGTTTCTACATCAGCAGTTGTTGTTACACTACCGGGATCATTTATGAGAGTATCACGTACCTCTCCGGGGCTAGGGACATTTACCGATTGAAACCCAGAAGAAACATTATTAAGTGCAGCCTGTGCAGCGTTAACATCTGCCTGTGCTTTTGTGACAGCCTCTGCTAATGCTTCATCTTCAGGGTTAGCCTGTGATGCAGCCATAGCATCATTTAGTCTTTGTTTTGCATCAGCTAAACGTTGTTGTGCTGCATCTACATCAGCCTGACTAGGGCCACTGCCTGTAGAACCACTACTTGTATTATTAGCTAAATAGTCATTGCTAGGATCATTATCATTGAGCAAACGATCTGCATTTTCTTTCTCAGCCTGTGCTTGAGCAGCAGCAATTTCTTCAGAGGTTTGAACAGCGCCACCTGGTGCGTATCCCTTTTTAACCATACCACCATAAGCCATGTTAATACGCTTCTGAGCAGCCATAGCCATTTTACCTACACGTGCAGCAAGCGCTGGGTTGGCAGCAATAATAGCATTCTGTTCATCACTCTGTTTACCCTGCAGAGAAGGATCAATTTTACCTAGCTGTTCTGGTGTGAACCCTGCAAACTTCTTAGCCATAATTATTTATTCCCTATCTGCATCCAAACAGATGCCGCTACAAATGATAGCAATGCAATTGTTGTAATACGTACTACTGTAGTCCATACGCTTTTCTTTGTATCTCTATATGCTTCTAATAAACCACGCATCTCTGTAATATCTTTGTGCGCGTCATCATCTAACAAACCAATAGAACGTAAAGCTTCTTTAGCTCCGCGTCTGGCTGCACGATCAAGCATAGCCTCTAGTTCTTCTGGTGGTATGTTAGACATTTATCTTACTCTGGTTTTGTAGGCCAAGTGATTGTATTTGGGAAGCCTGCCTGCTGTGGAACATTTAACAAATCAGTTCTGTATGTAGTCCATTCAGCCTGTTTTTCAGATGTTAGTTCTGCCCAGCGTAGTGGGTTGGTTACGATAGGGTCTACTTCTTGGAGTAGCTTCCTATCACGGTCTTCTCTAATGAAAACGGCAACCTGTGCGTCATACTCACTTTGTGAAAATGCTGTGTAATCAGAACCAATTAACTCCAATAACGCAGAGTTATCTATAGTTGTATCTGTATCCCAAGGCGTTAGCGTGTATGGTATCCATCCATATTCTGGGTGGTTAATCTCTACATCAAATTGGGTATTCTCAGAGTTTAGTGCTTTGGCGTTGCGTATTTCAGTTATTTCTATAGCCATCTTATGAAATCCTTAAATAGACTGTCGGGCCAGCATCGCCTGTGTAACCCATGCGCTTCCAAGTGCCTGAAGAGGGGGTAACAAAGGGTCCACTAACCCAATCCGCGTTTGACCAACGTAAGTTGGCACCACTTACTGTAGTACCAGCTTGACCACCTGAACCACCTTTCAAGAAGCCATAACTACCCACTGCGCCAGAAGATAGGCTAGCAGTACCAGAGCCAACCTGAGAAGATGAAACTGATGTAATATACCCTGAGTTATTAGATAGCTGGCTAGTTGCTGTAGGGATAGTAGGAATCTGTGATGATGTTATATAACCCCTACCATTGGATATCTGGCTGTTATTGGTAATTGCAGCGGGAACCTGTGCTGTGGTAGCGTACTGAGCATCATTTGAAAAAGCGCTTACCTGTGTAGGAACTGTTGGTATTTGAGATGTAGTGGCGTACTGAGCACCATTAGCTAGTTGGTTATTGTTGGTAACTGCAGCGGGAACCTGTGCTGTGGTAGCATACCCAGCGCCATTATTTAGTTGGTTATTGTCGGTAGGGATTTGAAGGGCAACAGTAATGTCACTAGCGCCACTTACCTGTAATGATAAATTACCAGTTTGCGAATCATATGAGCCAGCATCTAAATAATAGTTAGCTGAAGCTCCTGCATCAATCCAATCATAATCTGTACCTGTCCAGCTTAACAATTGGCTGCTAGTAGCTGTTCCTGTGTTAAGATGTGTATCTACACGTGAATCTGTGTAGTATAGATTTGTTGAACCTTCACTCAAAGCATCTGTGTCATGGTTTGATATTGAAGAAACCGTACCTGTTAATACAGCATCTGTACCATCTGTACCAGACTCTAGTATCTTGCTTGTACCATTAGATGCATATACATCACCTACTAGATCAGTAGTTAGGCTAGAGGCTACAGAAAGATCAACATCTGTTACATCAGCGCTACCATCAATAGTAAATGAACCTGTTACATCACCCGTAGCAAAGGTAACGCTTCGGGCGGTAGACCATGCATCTGCTGAATCTGCATTACCTGTGACGTTACCTGTAAATGTTGCTGTTACAACATCAGAACCTACATCTAAAACAGTTGTAGCATCTGAGTTAAGTACATCACCTGTAAGGTTACCTGTTACATTACCTGTTAATACAGCAGCTACTGCATCTGTACCTACATCTACTACAACAGTACCATCAGCGTTTTTAATATCACCAGTAAGATCGCCTGTTACATCACCTGTAATACCACCATTAAAAGTTGCAGCGCCTGTAAAAGTAGATGTTTCATCAACACTTAGAATATCTGTATTAAGAGTACCATCAAAATGACCGTCCAAGAAAGGTACACCAGAAGTACCCACACTTAGAGTGCTGGGTGTCTTACCTTTAATCTCTGTTGCACTAACAAGAAAATCTGAACTAGGCCCAAGGCTATTAATAGTCGCACCACCACCCGCACTACCATCGTGGTTGTGACCTGTTGAGGCATTAAATGCATCCTCAATAGCGTTAAACTCGTTGTCTAGATCATCCGCGTCAATAACGTTACCATTGGCAATGTTGTTATTGGTGTCCTGTCTTGAATATCCTGCCATTTTACTGCCTGTCTTCCTGAGAAAATTCTAATATAGCTGTGTCCAATGTATATGTTGGGTTTGATGAAAGGTCTTCTATTCTTATAGCTACTGTTTTACCTGAACCTATAATATTCTTATTATATACCTGATCTACTTGCCCACCAAAGGTAGCTGTACCAAATACAGCATTAGCCGCGCCATAACTAAAAACACCCGAACTTGTACTAGTTATTGTTATTGTGTCAGGTTGTATTGTTTGACTATTATTTGGTGAATCAAAATCATATTTTAAATTTACATCTAGATTCATATTACCTGTAGGGTTTGTGTACAGAGTCATTTTATAAAACGTTTTACGTATCTGTGGATCAGTTATTGGCATATAAGGTGATTCATATATCGCCTCAATATGTGAGCCATCAAAGTTGTTACCTGTATTCATAGTATACACGTAACCATCTGCATTTGCAAACGCTACAACTTCTTGAGAGTTAAAATATCTACTATCCGCTACATAAGCTTTGATACCTTTAGTGGTTGACCATTGAATACCTGACGCACCTTGTGTTATAAATTTTGTGGCAATTAATCCACGTGCAACTTCTTTTTGTTCAGATGAGATATACCCAAAGATTCTGTATTGGGCTTTTTCCCTAAGCACAACAGAGCTAAAGTTTGAAGAACTATCTAATAAAATAGCAGCATCTTTAAATATTCTATCTGAGGCAACATCAAGCGCAAAATCACCAATACGGTCTGTTGCACTCAGTAGTCTAATACCATCAGGTGCTAGATACATAATGTCACCACCAACTTCTTGAATTGTATCGCCGTTGATACAACCAATGCTGTCAGTAATAGGTGCCATTTGAAAATCTGCAGCAGTAC